GCCTCCGGGGCGCGCCCCCCCCCGCCCCCCCCCGCCCGGGCGGAGGGGGAGGAAGGGAGAACGAGGACTGGGGGTGGGGGGGGGGGGGGGGCGGGGGGGGGCGGGGGGGGGGGGGGGGGGGGGGGGGGGGGGGGGGGGGTGGGGCGCGGGCGCCGGAGTGAATTGATGAGATCAATCGGCGTCGACGGAAAATTTTGCAAAGGGGGGATCCGGTGATGGCGGCGGGGGCGGACATCGAGCTGGCGGGGGTGTGGGGCGTGTCGCCGGTGACGGTGGGGGCGTTGGCGAAGGAGCATTTGCTGGAGGGGGAGGATTTCGGGTGGGAAGGCGAGGGTGGACACCGGCGGAAGGTGTATACGGAGGCGGGCCGGACGAAGTTGGAGCTGCTCGTTCTGGGTGCGTGCGGAAAAGAGTCGCCGAAAGAGGGCTTGAACGGGAAAGAGGAGCGGAAAAAGGAGGAGGAACTGCCTGTGGCGCTGAAGGTTCTGAGGATTTACCCGAATGCGACGTGGATCGCGGTGGTGACGGGGCCAGGGGCGTCCGCGGATGTGCAGGTGAGGGACAACCGGGTGCTGCGAGTGGGGCAAATGCTGCCGTGCAGGGTGGCAGAGGGGCGGTGGTATTGCGTGGAGGCGCGAATGGCGCCGCATCCGGGGGGGATCCGTCCGCTGCCATGAATCAGGGGCACCATTTGCTGGCGATCGACGTGGAAACGGGGGGGTTCCTGGTGGGTGAGCATGCGGTGCTGGCGATCGCGGCGGTGCCAACCTGGGAGCAATCGCCGTTCTACTGCAAAGTGCAGCCGTGGCTGGAGCAGAAGATCGATCCGGAGGCGGCCAGGGTGAATGGCTACACGGAGGAGAGGTGGAGGATGGCGCTGTCGCTGGAGCACGCGATGGGGGCGTTCAAAAACTGGCTCGCGTGGCGGCCGAAGGAGATCGAGGAGGTGTGGCCGTTGGCGCATAACGCGGGATTCGACCGGGCTTTCCTCGATTGGGCGGAGATTTGCACGGGGGTGAAGCTGGGGCTGAGGCACAACTGGCGGTGCAGCATGGCGGTGCTGATGTTCCTGCAAGACATGGGCTTGTGCACGCCGCGGTATGGTGACCGGCGCTCGAGCTGCTCGCTGGATGCGCTGTGTGCGGTGAGTGGCCAGGAGCGGCCGGCTGGGGCTCACGATGCGCTGGTGGACGCTGGGTGCGCGCTGCGGGGATACCTTTGGATGGCGAGGCAGATGGCGGTGGCGGTGAACGACGGGCTCAAAATGAGCGTGAACTGAAACACAAACCAAACTATGACTGAACCCAATAATCCTGAATGGGATCCGAATGATCCCGATTTCCCGAACTTTGATCCGGCGGTGGAGGACGCGAGGCTGAGTGGGCCGGCCTTTCGTTTGTATTATCATTTGGCGCGCTTGGAATCCGAGCAACACGATACGGCGTCGAGCCTGGCGCAGATGGCTCGGGTGTGCCTGATGGATGAGAAGACGATCCAGCGAGCGTTGGAGGAACTGATCGGGCGAAACATGGTAAAGCAGGAGACGTGGAAAGGACCGACCGCGCCTTACGTGCTGACCGACCACAGGGACTGGCGCTGATGCCAATGAAGGACGCCGATATCTCTGAGATAGAGCACGATCTGAGTGAATCGAATATCATATTCATTCATTCGATGGTGGATGACGCGGGGTTGAGCTTGGCGGCGTTTCGGGTGTATTCGCACCTGGCGCGGCGGACGCTGAATAGCCGGCGGGATATTTGGCCGGGGGCGGACTCGATCGCCCGGGTGTGCGGGATCAATAAAAAGACAGTATGGCGGGCGCTGAAGGAGCTGATCGACCGGGGGATGATAGTGCGGGAAGCGCGGAAGGGACAGACCTCGCGGCATGTGCTAACGAGTCCGTCAACCTGGTTACCTAAGCGGGTCGACCCAAAAGAGACCCCAGGTATCGAAATGGGTCACCACCTGACCCAAAAGGAGCCCCACCACCTGACCCAAAAGGAGCCCCACGAAGGTACTCCTATTAAGGATATCCATGAAAGACTCTTGCAGCCGGGGGTGGAGCACATGGCTCCGGTGGAGGTTTCTGCCCCGGCCGCGGGAGAGAGTCATGATGAACATTTGGGACGTGCGAATGGGGTGGAAAAAAAACAGGCGCGGCCGCGGAATCTGCCATTCGACGCGCTGGCGCGGCTGGACGGGATAGGCGAGGGGCGGCGGGGGACGCGGCGGGAGATGGGGCGGGTGGGGCTGGCGTTGAAGGAGATCAAGGACGTGTGTCCGGAGGTGACGGCGGAGGAGATCGAGGGGCGGGCGGCGAAGTGGATCCGGCTATTCCCGCGGGCGGTGATAACGAGCACGGCGCTGGCGGCGAATTGGAATCGGTGCGCGTGGGAGGAGCTGGGGCTGGGGCTGGGGAGTAAGTGGGACCTGCCAAAGGGGTGTGAGTGGCGGGCGATCGGGGCGCGGCTGGGGATGCGGATCGGGTGTGATGTGGAGTGGGGCGAGATAGGGCACCGGGACAAGGAGCTGATTTTGACAGAGTGGGAACGGACGCAACAAACTGAAACTGAACAAACGGAGAACGCAAAATGACGACTGACAATCCAATGCCGAGTAGTGTGGACGGGGAAAAGGCGGTGCTGTGCGCGATGCTGGCGGACCCGGGCGAGGTAATGCCGCGGCTGCCGGGGCTGATCACGGCGGGGGACTTCTATCTGCCATCGCACCGGCTGCTATTCGGGCTGATGACGGAGCTGCACGCGGAGCAGAAGCCGGTGGAGGTGCTGGCGATGCAGCAGGTGCTGCTGGACCGGGGGAAGATGGAGGAGGTGGGCGGGCCGTCGACGCTGCTCGAGCTGTCAGACTTCATCGGGGTGCCGTCGCATTGGGACTACTACGCGGAGGTGGTGGTGGAAAAGTCACGCCGGCGGTCGGGGATGGAGATGATGACGGAGCTGTGGAAGGCGTTTTTCGATCCGGCGATTGAGTGGCGGGAGACGGCGCTAAAGGCGCAGGGGGTGCTGAGCGGGCTGATGCTGGGCGGGGCGAAGAATCGGTCGTTGACGATGAAGGAGGTGATGCATCTGACGAGGGATGTGCTGGAGGAGCGGATCAAGGCGGAGGGGAAAATCGTGGGGGGGCTGTGTCTGGGGTTCACGGATCTGGACCGGATGTTCCTGGGGATCTCGTCGCCGCACATCCTGACGATCGCCGGCCGGCCATCGATGGGAAAGAGCGTGTTGCTGATGGACATCTGCCGGAATCTGGCGAGCGGGACGGGGCACTATGACGAATGGAACCAGGCGGCGAAGCGGGTGCTGCTGATAAGCACGGAGATGGGGTATGAGGAGCTGGGGGAACGGGCGCTGGCGGCGGAGACGGGGATCAACATCAAGAGGTTTGCCGATGGGTTCCTGAAGGATAACCGGGAGCACATCGAATGGACGATGGGGAAGCTCTCGGATCTGCCGCTGCACATCGCGCATGTGCCGGGAGCCTCGAGCGAGGCGGTGGTGAGTCTGATCCACGCCTTCGACGCGCAATATCCGGACACGGCGGCCTATGTGGTGGATCACATGAGTGACCTGGGCTGTGACGGGGTGAAGGACAAGGGGCTGCGCTACGCGCTGGTGACGGCGGTGTGGGAGCAGGTGACGAACGCGATAAAGCGGGTGGGGAAGGTGGGGATCCTGGGCTGCCAGCTGAGCCGGAACCATGAGGGGACGCATCCGAGTCTCTCGGACCTGAGGGACTCGGGGAAGGTGGAGGAGGTGAGCAACTCCGTGGTGATGATCCACCGGCCGCACTACTACGAGCGGATGAAGCCGGAGCATAAACAGGACAAGAAGATAGACCCGCGGCATGCGCTGCTGCTGGTGGCAAAGAATCGGCGGGGAAGGTGCGGGCCGGTGGAGGTGTTTTTCGATGGGGAGGTGACGCGGTTCTCGAGCAAGACGGTGCGGCTGTACAGCATGAAGGAGGAGGAGAGGCAGCAGAAGGACAGCTTTGCGCAGAGATAGGACCACGGACCACGGACCACAAGACCACGGACCCAATGAACGAAGAATCGAAACTGCTTGAGCGACTTTCAGAGCGTCAGCGAACGGCGCTTCTGCATCACTGCCGGCTGGCGGCGGAGACGATCAATCCACGCTTTGCGGAAAGACTGAGGAGAGGGGTGACGCTGGTGACGACGGTGAATTCTGGATATGAATGAATTGAGGAAGACTTTGGCGGGCCGGTCTGGCACGCTTCTGCAGCAGGTGGGCCGTTTGGGATCTTGCGGGAAACTGCGTTCAAGGCACTCGACGGCGTTGGTTCCGCATTGCATGGGCAGTGGGAGGAATGGACGGGCAGGGCGTTTCATCTGCGGCGCCGGCTGCGGCCGGAGGAGGAGGAGATCACGGGGCCGGTGCTGGACGTCCGAGGGACGATCGAGGCGCACCGGCGGCTGGTGCCGGTCGCTCATTTGCTGCCGCGGGGATGGGAGGAGTAAACGGACGAAACGGACTGAACGGACAACATGAAACGACCTTACTTTCTGGACCGGGAGCCGGTTGGGTATTTGGGGCGGCCGGCGCCTTGCATGATTCCGGTGTGGTTTGCTCTGGGCGCTTTGGGGCTGGGGTTTTTAGCGGGGCTTTTGCTGGGGCTGATTCTGTGATTTTGATTTCAACCGTAAACACAAATGATAACACCTAACCAAACCACACCATGTCACTCGAAAAGAAACCAACCAAAAAGGCGTTTGAACGGAACGTCAAAACTGAAATCGACGCGGGAAAGCCGCCGAAACAAGCGGTCGCAATCGCTCACGCAACCAAGCGAGCGGCTGCGCACAAGCCCGGCGCCGGCGGCGCTGGACGATCGGGTAAGAAATAGCCTGCGGCTGATCGCGTGTCACCACTGTGGGGCGACGTGCTTTGATTTGGCGTCGCTGACGGTGCTGCGCGAGGGGGAGCCGGGAGGCGGGCAGAGGATCGAGTTTAATTGCCCGTTCTGCTACGCGCTGGTGAGATTTCAACAATCGCCGGCAGCATGACTGGGTGGATTATCGCCGCTGTGATCGTGACTCTGTTGCTGAGCGCAGCGGTGATTGTGCTTCTTAACGATAAGGAACCGTAAAGGGACGGAAGGGACCAAAGGGACCAAAGGGACTATGAGTGAGATGGCGACAATCCTCGAGGGGGTGGTGGCGCGGCAGGCGGCGCATCCGGTGTATCCGCGGATCGTGGTAGCGTTAGGAGAACGGGCCGGCGAGGTGAAGGTGACGGTGGGGGAGAGGACGGTGGTGGTGCCGGCGGGGGAGGCGCTGCGGATGATCGAGGGGAGGCAAAGGGCGATTGCGCTGGAGGAATCGGATCCGTTTCGGCATGGGTATGAGGCGCCGTTCTGGCGGGAAGTGGATTGGGCGGTGGCGGAGCTGAGGTGTAGGGATGGAAATCAGAGGAGCGTGCTGGAGGTGTTGATTCAGGGGGGGAATAGGTCTGCGAAAACTGAGTATGCGGCAAAGCGGTTTGTCCTGGCGCTGGCGCTGAATGCGGGGTGGCTGGTGTGGGCGTTCGCATTCGACCAGGGGGGGAGCCGAAGCATCCAGCAGCGGCGGGTGTGGAAGTATCTGCCGGCGGAATTCAAGCCGATGAGCGGGCGGGCGCGGAAGACGGAGCGGGTGAAGCTGAATTACAACCAGGAGACGGGGTTCACGGAGAACATTTTCAGTCTGGGGAACGGGAGCGCGAGTCACTTCAAGTTTTACAGCGGGGATGTGAAGGCGCTGGAGGGTGATGAGCCGGACATGGTGTGGAGTGACGAGGAAATACCCGTGGAATGGGTGGAGGCGCTGAACACGCGGCTGATCACGAAGGCGGGGAAGCTGGATGTGATCCGGGAGGAGTTGGTGGGGGCGCTGGCGATGCGGGCGCGGGGGGAGATGGATGAGCTGCCGCTGGGCTTGCGCTCGAGGATGTGGCGCGGGGTGCATCTGATCACGTTCACGCCGATAAGTGGTCAGACGCCGACGGTGCGGCGGTTCACGGCGGGGGCGACGGTGGTGCGGAGCGTGCCGGCGGAGCTGCTGCCGATACGGGACGCGGCCGGCGGGGTGTGCGGGTATGAGCATGTGCCGCGGCTGATGCGGTGCAGCGACGCGAGCCGGCTGGCGGCGTACTTCCACACTTACGACAACGCGCACGGGGGGAACTACGAGGGGATGGTGGCGAGCATGCGGGGGAAGCCTTCGAGCGTGGTGAAGATCAAGGTCTATGGGCTGACGAGCGCGGCGAAGGATGCGAGGTTTCCGCTATTCTCGAGGGAGGTGCACGTGCGGCCGGCGGGGAGCCATAAGAAGTTGGGTGAGGTGACCTGGTATCACGTGGCGGACCCGTGCAACGGGCGAAATTTCTTCATGATCTGGGCGTGCGTGTCCAGCTTGGGCCAGGTGCTGGTGGCAAGGGAGTGGCCGCAGCCGGAGGATTACATCGAGGGGATAGGATCGCTGGGGGCGTGGGCGACGCTGAGCACGGGGAAGAAGCTGGACGGGGACCGGGGGCCGGCGCAGCAAAGTCTGGGCTGGGGGATCAAGCGATACGCGCAGGAGATCGAGCGGGTGGAGCGGGAGCTGGGAGGAGGAGAACGCATTCAGGTTTTTGAACGCATTATTGACTCGAGGGCGGGGAATACGCCGAATCTTGCGACAAGTGAGACGGTGACGCTGATCGAGCTGCTGGCGGCGGAGGAATTATTCTTCGAACCGAGCGGGATGGTGGTGGCGGCGGAGGGGGCGCCGCGGAAGAACACGATAAACGAGGGGATCGATCTGCTGAATGATGCGCTGAGCTACGATGTGACGAAGGCGGGGAGGAGTGAAGATGGGAGGACGGTGCCGGCGATCGAAGCGGCGCCTGGCTGGTACTTTGCGGAGAATTGTCTGAACTGTATCGAGGCATTCGAGAACTGGACGGGGATGGATGGGGCGGATGGGGCGTGGAAGGATCCGATCGATGTCTGCCGGTATCTGAGGATCCGGAATCCGGTTTTTGCGGGGGGGGAGGTGACGATGGTGCGGGGAGGAGGGTGTTACTGACATGAACACAGACAACTCACTTGAACTCTCCCGGCTGCGGGATCGGATCGCGGAGCTGGAAGCGGAAAATAGCGAAATGCGCAAACTTCTGGCGGTGCGTGTCGAGGCGAGCCGACTGGATGCGGCAACTGAGCGCATCGCGGTGCTCGAGGCGGAGCGGGATGAAATCTCGCTGACCCTCGCTAACTCCCAAGCTCACAATCTTGAGCTGCGGGATCGCATCACGGCGCTCGAGGAGCTGCGGGCGCACATCGTGCGGCAGTATGACGCAAATCTCGACAGTGGGTTGCGGCTGGCGGAGCAGCTCGAGGTGGCGCAGAAGGAGCTGGAGGCGGTGAGGGAAACATCGGAATGCCGGTGCGGGGCGGCGGCGGCAGTTTCGCTGGACCTGGATGAATGCCGGCGGGAATTGGACCAGGCGCGCGAGCGGACCGCGGCGGGGCACATGATGGTCGCTCATCTCTCAGATGTGCTGATCTGGCACCGAGATCCGGAGAGTGCCGACTACAACGAGTGCGAGAAAAATCCGTGCAACTTCTGCGAGGAAGCTGGGAAGGCGATCGCGAAATGGAACGCAGCATGACGTCTGACTTTCAAATCAAGGTGGAGAGGGAGTACCCGCTGATGATGCGGCGCGGGGATGTGCTGGAGGTGGGGAAGCTGATCGGGCTGAGTGAGCGGACGATGCGGCGGCTGATCGAGGGGGAGGAGGCGGCGATAAAGATGCGGCATATCGGCGGGCAGAAGCGAGGGTACTTCGACCGGGGGAGGGTGATGGAGGTGCTGATGGAAGTGGGAAGTGGGAAGTGGGAAGTGGGAAGTGGGGAGGGCCGCCTGACGTGATGGAAAGGGACGAAAGGGACGGGAGGGACGGAAGGGTGTGCCGGCGCATTCCTATCGACTTCGCGGCGGTGGCGGCGGAATCTGGGATGACGGCTGGGGCGCTGGGGTTTTCGCCGGCGCTTGGGTGCTGGGTGGTGCAGAACGTGACGAGGAATGCGGAGTGGCCGGATGTGGTGATGATCACGGCGCCGGCGATGGAGGCGGGTGAGACGCGGCTGGAGATCCATGATGACCACTGGTGCTTTTACGAAAATCAACCCTAACAACAACACAACAAAAGTATGAACATGGAAGTATCGCCATTGGAGGAGCTGAAGCCGAGGAAGGGGGTGGGGGAGGAGGAGATTTCGCGGATGATCAAGGACATGAAGGAGGCGTTCGACGGGGCGCAGGCGCTGGACTTCTTCACGCGGATGGAGCTGAACCACGACACGCGCACGTGCTGGTGGCCTGGGCAAACGGGGGACGGGAGGAAGTGGCCGAACCGGGACCGGCAGCCGACGGGCCGGCTGCTGCCGGGGCAGAAGAGTTATGAGGTTTTCCCGTGGCCAGGCGCGGCGGACTCGCGGGTGCCGCTGGTGGAGGAGATAATAAACGAACACGTGATGATGAAGCGGCTGGCGCTGGCGCGGAGTCAGCAGCGGATCGGGCCGCGGAACATGGATCCGGAACAGAAGCCGCAGGAGAAGGCGGCGCTGTGGGCGCAGGCGGCGGAGTATTACGAGGATGTGGCGCGGGAGAGTCTGCATAAGGCGGTGGCGCAGTGTGCGGACATATCCGAGGAATACGGGCACGCGATGCTGTACGTGGGCTGGTGCAAGGACATCCAGGTGGGGAAGCGTGAGATGGGCGCGGACCAACTGCTGCAAGTGGTGGCGGCGGGCGCGATACAACAGGCGGAGCAGGCGGCGGCCGCGGCGGCGGAGCAGACGGGGGCGCAGCCGGCGGAGAACGGGAGTTTCCTAACGCCGCAACAACAGCAGGAGATAATGCAGGCGGTGGCGGAGCAGCTGGGGGAGCTGATCCTGGATCCGGAAATGAAGGATCAGCTGATAGAAGGGCTGATGGCGCTGGACCCGCAGATGACGAAAAGCGAGGCGCGGCGGGTGGCGACGGGCTTGAAGGAGCCGGGGCCGGTGACGTATTATGTGGCGGAGGCGAAATATGAGCGGCCGGAGTGGTGCGCGCTGACGCCGTTCGTGGATGTATTCTACCCGGCGACGACGACGCGGGTGCAGGAGGCGGCCTGGGTGACGATGCCGGAATGGCTGACGAAGCCGGAGCTGGAGGAGCGGGTGGACACAAAGGGATGGAGTCAGGCGTGGGTGAATGAGGTGCTGGAACATCCGGGGAAGGCGCTGGAGCTGGCGGCGGCGACGGAATTCGGCCGATACCCGTGGCTGCTGAGCTGTGGGAGCGTGCGGAGCAGTGTGCGGACGACGACGCAGCAGCTGAACGAGGAGGAGCGGTTATTCCAGGTGCTGCACGTCTACTACCGGGCGACGGCACTGGGCGGGGCGCCGGCGCTGTACCACACGGTGCTGCATGGGGAGGTGAAGGACAAAGCGGGGCTGCATGAATGCTGCGAGTACGCGCATGGGCGGTATCCATTCGCCGATGTGATGCGGGAACACACGGCGACGTACTTGCTGGCGAGCCGCGGGGTGGGGGAGATTTCCTTTACTCAACAGAATGAGGTGAAGATCCAACGCGATATGCGCGCGGACAACGCGAGCCTGGTGATAAAGCCGCCGATGCAGGTGCCGCTGACGATGGCGGGCGGTCAGATAGACGTGCGGCCAGGCGTCCAGATCCCGATGCGGACGACGGCCGGCATGGGGAAGCTGGAGCCGCTGAAGGTGGGCGCGGACGGGACGGGGAGCATGGAGGTGGACAAGGTGACGATCGAGAGTCTGAACGCGTACTGGGCGAGGGGCCCGCTGGTGGATCCGGAGATAAAGCTATCGCACCGGCAGATGCTGGTGAGTGACTTTCTGGCGGACATCCGGGTGGCGCGGCTGATGACGTTTCAACTGGTGCAGGAATTCGCGCCGGAGGTGATTCGCGCGAGTTTCCTGGGGGGAATGGCGGTCGACATGCATGTCTCGAGGGAGGAGATCCAGGGGCAGGTGGCGTTTGAGCTGGACTTTGACGTGGCGGACCTGGACCCGAGCATGGTGGAGAAGCGGATGAAGGCGATAGCCGCGCTGCAAGGGATGGATCGCGAGGGGCTGATGCAAAACGGGCCGCTGATGAAGGCGATGACGGCCTGGCTGCTGCCAAGCCATTACCGGCTGCTGGTGGCGCAACCGCAGAAGCAAGCGATGGAGGAGGCGGAGGATGAGCGGCGTATCATCGGGAGTCTGCTGAACGGGATGGAGGAGCCGTACACGGAGGGGCAGAATCACCAGCTGAGGCTGCAAGTGCTGCAAGATATATTCGGGATCCAGGTGGGGCGGGACGGGGAGATAGCAATAATGCAGCCGAAGGGGCAGGAGGGGAAATTCACTCGAGCGCAGAAGGTGGCGCAGGCGGATGAGGACGTGGCGGCGCTGCTGAAGAACCGGGTGAAATTCCATTCGTTCCAGGTGCAGCAATACCAGGAGAATGCGCAGACGGGGCGGACGGGGGTGGAGCCGGTGCGGGAGCCGGCAGGGATGGGGGCGCTGGGAGGGGGGAACGGGGGCGGGTATTGAGTGAAGTAATCAGTAATCAGTAATCAGTAATCAGTAATCAGTTATGAAACAGGAAGCGCATTTGCATGACGTGAATCTGTTCGTGCGTCTGGAGCCTGGCGCGGAGAAGGTGGCGCTGCATGCGAGGGCGGAGGATCCGGGCCTGCATGTGGTGCTGCATCGGCTGCGGGACCAGGCGGCGACGATGGACCGGATGGGGCGGCAGACGCCGGTGGTGGCGGATGTGGATCCGCTGGAATACCGGGCGTATCACGCGGGGGCGGCGGATGCGCTGGAGGAGATATTCTGGGGGATCTGGCGGGATATGCAGGGTGGGGAGGAGGCGGAGGACACGAATCCATGAGCCCGCAGGATCAACCAACGCCACGGGCCGATGCCGCTGAGAAGGAGTTCTTCACAAAGTGGGCGGTCAAAGGGGCGTGCTCGTCCACAACTGCCCGCGAGCTTGAGCGCGAACTCGCCGCCGCCAACGCCCGCATTGACCAGATACAGGGAGCGTGGCGCGACGTATGGCTGGAAAGAAAGCAAATCTCCATTGGAGGCGCGACCTACATCCGAAGATCGAAGACTTCAGGCAGAGTGCCGAATTAGTTGCGATCGTTGGCGATCGTTCGCGAGCGGACGCGACCGGACGCGATCAAGGGGGCGAAAATTGGGCTGACAGAGGGTTAGGGAAGTGTTCTCAATGCGGCCTGGGCTGCGGAAAATCCACCGCGGCGCTGACGTTGAGATGGCTGTTGAGACGCAGAATCAGACCACTGCAGCGGTAGACCCTGGAGCCGGCGGAGGAGCCGGCGAGGGGCGGTCGACCGCGGTCACGGCGGCGGCACCGGTGAGCCTGGAAGAAATGCCTTCGATGCGGGATTTGCTCGCGGAGGAGCTGGCAGCACCGGAAACGACGACTGACCAAAAGGACCGGAAACCCGGCAAGGGGACGGAAGACGGAAGTCGGAAGACGGAAGTCGGAACAAAAGCCAAAAAGTCTGCCACCAGTTCGGAGGTCTCGGAGGATGACGAGGCTATCGCGGGCGAGGGAGCGGACGGCAACGCAGACGAGGGAGCTGAAGCGGAAACGGTGGGGGAAACCCCGGACGAGGCCGCGGAGGGGGAGCCTGAGGCTGCGGATCCTGACGGTAACGAGGATGGAACGCGAGTCCCGAAAGGGATGGAGGACTGGCCGAAGCAAGCGGTAAAGCGGATCCAAAATCAAAGCGCAAAGATCACGGCGCTGGAAGCACAGATAGCAGAGGGCGGGGTGACGATAACTCCGACGCCGGCGAACCCCTACAGTGATGTGGAGGCGGTGGCGCAGGAGGAGAAGGTGACTCCCGCCGAGGTGCTGGACAGGCGATACGCTGCGGCGAAGGCGCGGCGGACGTGGTGCCTGGCCAATCCCGACGGCGGGACGGTGCAGCTGCGGGGTGGCCGTGAGATAGAGGTGAGCGCGGAGAAGGCTCAGCAAACGCTAGCGGAAGCCGAGGCAGAGATAGACGCCTACCCGGATGCAAAGATGCGAGTGGCGCAGCGGGCGAATGAGAAACCGTGGGTGACGGCGACGACGCTGGAGCCTGGTCTGCTGCAAAAGGGAACGCCGGAAAATGGGTTCCTGCTACATGTGCTGAAGGCGGTGCCGGAAATAAAGGCAAAGCTGCCAGATTGGGAGGTCTTCATGGCCGCGGCGACGCGAGGCATGAGGATGATAACGGAGGAGCAGGCTGGGAGGGCGCGTTACGTCAGGATGGCTCTGGGCAAGGACGGGAAGGTGGTTCCCGGGAAAGCCGGACAGCCGGCGGGTGCAGGATCCGCTCTGGGTGGAGCGAAGCCGGCGACCGCTGGAAAACCACAGGCAACTCCACACCGGCCAGGCGCGACGAAGCCAGGGCTGCAGGTAGCGGGCGCAAAGGCGGCCGTGAACATGCAGGATCTGGAAGCGAAGGCGATGGCAGGGGACGATGCGGCGGCGAAGGCGCTGCTGCGTGCGGAGCTGGAGGCGGCCTGAGGGGCGGAGGACGGAGGACGGAGGACGGGGAAAGGCGGAAGGCGGAAGACGGAAGTCGGAGGCCGGAGGCAAGTGGTCAGAACAACTCAACAACTAAACTTCATTTCAATATGGCTAGTGTATTAGATCATGACATTTCAGCTACTCTGAGGATCCGCGATGTGGCGCGGAGCTTTACGGTGGCACGGGCGGCGGAGACGCCGTTCAGCACGATGGCGAAGAAGGGGCCGAAGCCGAAGAGTACTCTCTATGAGTGGCCATTCCGGCAGCGGCTGACGCCGGCGGACGTCTTTATCGGAGACGGTCAGGACGTGGCAGCGGGGGACATCACGAACAACGAGGCGAACAAGGTGATGCTTCAGGGCCGGGTGCAAAAGGGCTGGGTGGTGTACGGGGTGGGTGACATCGCGCAGGAGTTTGTGCACGAATTCGGGGGAATCGATGACCTGCGGGCGGACAATGCGGCGGACGCGATGGTGCAGGCGAAGGAAAACCTGGAGGTGAGCTGCCTGAAGAATAGCGATAGCCGAGCGGGCACGGGATCGACCACGGCGACGGCGCTGAAGATGCGCGGGATGGCGGCGTGGATAGCATCGGTCGCGCAGTCGGACCTACCAGTGCCGGCGCTGGCGCTGACGCCGGCGGCAAACATCGTGAGCGGGAAGGCGACGGCGAGCGCGATCACGGAAGATGACTTCCGGGGGATCATGCAAAGCATCGCAGCGACAAGCCGGCGGAGCGGGCGGGCGTGGGATGCCTTCCTGAGTCCGGGGGCGAAAACTGTGTTCAGTAACTTCACGCGGGTGGCGACGGTGGGGCCGATCAGCGCGGATCACCAGGTGCCGGTGCGCAGCTTCCAAGCGAACCAGGCGGACAGCAAGATGGTGCTGAATGTGCTGATCTACGAAAGCGATTTCGGCCGGCTGCGGCTGCATACGCACTTCTCCCTGCCGACGGGGGTGCATGCGCTGATCTGTGACATGGACAATGTGACGCTGCGGCCTGGGCGGACGCCGCGGAGCACGGACCTGCCGTACAACGGCGGGAGTTACGTGAGCGTGATCGACTACGTGTATGGGCTGCAAGTGGATAACCCGCAGGCGCACGGGAAGATCACTACGTGATGGGACCACGGACCACGGGACCACGGACCACAAAGACGGAAACCTAAACTGGATTATGAGCAAGAAACACAAAACGACTGATGAGGAGCGGGAGCGGGCGGAGGACGGTCAACTGCCGAAGCCGGAGGGGGAGGTGCTGGAAAACGGTGAGCCGAAGGCGCCAGACTCGAACAGGGAGGCGGTGCAGGGGTTCATCCTGACGCGCGGCGGATTCCTGTCAGCGCATGATACAGAGGCGATCGACACGATGCTGACGGCAATGGGGATAAATCCGGAGGCGGCGCCGGCGCCGACGAAGGCGAAGGAGGAGCCGGCGGAAGAGGTGGCGCCGGTGGGAGACGGGGAGCCGGTAGTAATCAGTAATCAGTAATCCAGTAATCAGTAACTCGACGCGGGATGGACTGGACGGGGCACATCATCGAGGTGGACGAGGAGAGTCTGCGGCGCCGTGAAGGCGAGGCAGCGTATCAGCGTCTGCTGGATGATCTGAACTGGGGGACCTACATGAAGAAGCGGGTGATGGAGGCGGAGGCGCGGCAGGAGATCGCGGCACTGGAGAAAGTGCCGCTGATAACAAACGAGGGAAACTTTCGGCTGCGGTCGGTAATCCCTGGGCAGAGTTTCCACGAATGGGTCCAGCAAAAGGGGCTTGGGCTGTGGGATCAAAATGACTTCATCCGGGAATACGAGCGGGACAATCCGTGGTGTCGCGTGCGGCAGAAGATGGCAAATGCGACGATCGTGGTTCCGGAGAGGTGGAAGTCTTCGACTGGTCGCCAGGATGGCGACCCTACGGAGGAAACGGGAACGAGGAGGGCTGCATAATGCCTCTGAATGTGCTGCCGCTAACGGCGACGGTGCCGCGGGTGACGCTGTTCCGTGATGTGCTGTGGGAGGTGGCGCGGAGGAACAATGCGTTTCCGGAGGAGGATGGGCTGGGCAGGGGGATGGCGGCGCAGATGGCGGGGGCGATCAATTCCTGTTACCGCTACTGCTATCAATTCTACGACTGGCCGGAGAGTGTGCGGATAGACCGGGTGGTGCTAAATGCGCATCCGGTGACGGGGACGCCGTGGATGCCACGGACGTTTCTGCTGAATTATCTGAACTACGGGCGGATCTTCGGGGTGTATGATCGGCATCCGCTGGCGGATGAGGGGGCGAAGCTGGTGAACTACCGGCATGGGCCGGATGGGGTGTACTTCGACACGGAGGAGCCGGTGTGGGTGCACTTCCGGCCGGATGTGATCAAATTCACGGCGGAGGAGTGGGATGAGACGAGGGCATACCCGGCATACCCGGAGGATTCAAGGGTGTACTACCCGGTGGATGGGAACTGCTACCGGTGGAAATACAACACGGCGACGACGCCAGGGCAGGCGCCAGATGGGTTCTACTGGGAGGTGATCCCGTTTCTGACAATCCTCTTCGAGGCGGTGGTGGCGGGGGCCCACGCGATGACGAAGGCGACGGAGGGACAGGCGGGGACGGCGACGGCGGTGGAGCGGATGATGATAGAACACCTGGAGCAGGAGCTGATGCAAATGACCCTGCAAGAGGGGCAGGCGAAGTTTTTGAGAGTGGCGTGAGGAAGTAAGCAAAGTAATCAAAGTAATCAGTAATCATTTAACTCTATGTCCCTGATCACACTCATCCTTACTCTGGCGATTGTCGGCTTTCTGATGTGGTTGGTGTTGACATACATTCCGATGCCGGAGCCGTTCAAGAAGATCATCCTGATCATCGTGATTTTCGCTGTGGTCCTCTGGCTGCTTTACGGATTCGGGCTGCTGGGTGCTGGGCCAAAAATTAACTTCAGGGGCTGATGAAACTGGTGCTGCTTATTCTGGTGCTTGGGATGGTGGGCTGCACCACGGCGGACAATGATGTGATCGACCAGGCGATAGCGGAGCGGATCTACAACCGGAGATGAAAATGATGATGATGATGCTCCCGATGATGATGCTGGCAGGGCCGGCGTGCCAGACGGCGCGGGAGGTGACGCTGCCAAATGGGGCGCGCTATGCGGATGGCGGGCACTTTGCCGGGGATACGCTGGTGATGATGGAGCCGGACGGGAGCGTGATCTTGCGGAACAAAATGAACAAGCCGTGGGCGGATTTCTTGCAGGCGGCGGCATTTATGTTCGGGGCGGACAAGGCGGCTGAGGTGGCGGTGGCGAACATAGCACGGAAGCAGGCGACGAGTCTGGCGGCGCAGCGGGCGGCGACGGTGGAGGCAAGGAGCGCGGCGGAGCTGGAGAGCCTGAGGATAGCGACGGACTTGGAGAAATTTCGGCTTTTGAATCCAGTCCCGGCCCAACTACCGGTTCTCCCATGAAGAACGGGGCCCTTCAAAATTTCGTGACCGTGGCTGCTGCCATTTTTACCGTTGGCATGATCTGGAATCGCGTATCGACCAACGCAGCACAGATGCGGGTTACGCTTGAGGAGGTGCAGGCAGAGCAGCGCGAGATGCGAAAAATGATCGAAACTCTAGTTATTAAGCCATGATCAATATCTCTATCCCGCAGGGTGATGTCCTCACGGAGATCGAGGGCGTGGATGTCTACTGGAACGGCATCTTTATGACGTACACCGCGAAGATGAGCATCGACGGGGATGGGGGATACCGGACGTACCATGAGGATGATAGTGTGGCGCTGGATTACCTGGCGAATGCCGGCTATCCGGGGAACTGGTGGGGTGTGGCGACGGATACGGGGGAGGCGGATGGGGATCCGGTGAAACAGCATGGTGCGGATCCGTGCCCCGGTTACTACGTCTCGCCGACGGCTTATGAGCATGTGGACTACGCGCACTCGGATCCGCGGCGGTACCTGGATAGTGAGTCGGTGATTTTCTCGGTGACGCCGCCGCAGCTGCGGCAGCTGGTGGGGCCGGTGGTGCTGGGGTGCCGGGTGCGGATGGAGAACCTCGAGAATGGCCTGGTGGCCTGGGGGCTGGTGGGAGATGTGGGGCCAAAGGACAAGCTGGGGGAGGCGTCGATCGCTGCGGCGGAGGCGCTGGGGATCGCGTCGAGTCCGAAGAACGGGGGGACGAGCGAGCGCAAAATCTTCTATACGCTGATTCCGGGGCTGAAGGTTCCGGGATATGAACTGAAGCCGGCGGGGTGACCTGAGGACGCGGAAGACGGAGGACGGAGGACGGAAAGACTGAGGACGGGAAACCTGAAAACTGAAACCTGAAGAACCTATGAGAGTAACATTGACAGCAGCGAACACGGCGTATCCGGCGCCGGCGAGGGCGGTAGGAACGAGCGGAGCGGTGCAGAGCTTTAGCTACTGCGCGATAGTGAACGGGACGGCGGGGGTGGTGACGTGCGGGAAATCGGGCGGGATCATAGGCGGGACGGCGGCGGAGGTGGGGTTGCCGATCGCGGTGGGGACAGCGCCAGTCTTCATCCCGACGAAATCGCAACTGTGGTTCAGCAGCGCGGGGGCTGGGGTGATCGTGGATTATGAGTATTTCTGACGCTTATGCCTGACTTGACCTGTTCAAATAACATCGACACCTTTATGTCGGGCGGGGTGCTGGCATTGCCGGACGTGGGAATACGTGTGGGGGCGACGACGCCGGTGGAGATGACGGGAAGCGAGGGGGCGCTGACGATAGCGGCCAGGGGGACGGACAAGGACATCATTCTGGATCCGAGCGGGAAAGGGTGTGTCAAATTCCCCAGCGTCGATGGGGCCACCTGCGCCGATCTGCGCGTCGCCTTCACTCATGCCGGCTCTCAAACGTGGCCGGCTTCTCTTGTCCTGGGAAATGGCGGCACGCTTTTGACTCACGGTCTGCCCAACCCGATCGACCCGATCGACGGGATGTTGGATCAGCTTTATGAATGGAACGGCACGCAGAATGTCATCATCGGCATCGACGCTGGTCTGGCCAACTCTTCCGGCAATAACAACACTTTCGTGGGTGCTGCTGCCGGGAAGGTCAATTCGATCGGCACTCAGAACACGTTCATCGGCTGTGTGGCCGGCTTCAAGGCCACCACTTCCTACCACAACACCTTTATCGGGGCGTTCGCCGGGTGGGACCATGAAGAGGGTCACTACAATGTGATGGTCGGGACCGACTGCGGGCTCTATGCCAAGGGAGGCACCCATTGCACCTTTGTGGGATCTGGGGCAGGACAGTGGAATGAGCCCGCCAATGTTCTCGATCCAGGTCCGCCTATTGTCACCGATCATCATGGCGACTTCAACACCTACATCGGTGCCGTTGCGGGACAGCAGAATCGCTCCGGACAGACGAATACCGCCGTTGGCTTCGCGGCGCTCAATGCCTGCCTGACCGGCACCTTCAATACCGTCGTCGGGGCCAATTCTCTTGCTCTTGCCACTGTCGCCCATGAGAACACCGCCCTTGGTCAGGGCACGCTGGGTGCGATGACGGAGGGCAATTACAATGTGGCCATCGGTCTGCAAGCGTTGGGCACCGAGACTATCTCCGAAGGAAACGTGGCGGTGGGCCACCGGGCGCTATTCGACCAACGCAACAACAACACGTATTACGGACACAACACCGCCATCGGCTACAACACGGGGCGGGGAATTGTCACCGGCACTGACAACACCATCATCGGCGCTCGAGTGACTGGCCTGGCTCCCGGCTTGTCGAACAACATCATCATCGCCGATGGCACGGGGAACCAGCGGATCAATGTGGACGGGACGGGGAAGGTGGGGATGGGGATCGCGGCGCCGACGGCGGCGCTGCATGTGGTGACTGGCACTGGCGTCAGCATGGCCCAGATCCTTCACAATCCAGCCTCTCCTGTGGCCTCCATCTATGCGATGCTGAAGAATGCCGGTGCTGAATGGCTTTATGGCATTGGCTACGCGGGACCGACCTCCAAGGACTTCTTCATCTTCGACAGCCAAAACGGCAAGGTCGGACTGCACCTGAGTGAGGCGATCGTGGACAACGGGCACAATCTGATCCTGGGCAACTTTGACAACCGTGCTGCGCGCCTTCAATCGACCGCTACGACCATCATGCAGATCGCTGCGTATTATGATCCGGTCAACTACATGGGCATCTACGTTGATTCGGCGGGTATTGCGACGTTTACCGGATCAAGTGGTCTTGGGGGGGCTTTCGCGAAGATTCATCTGGGTCATTTGACCGTGGTCACTGACAGCACCGAGGCGACGACTGCGGGTGTGGGCGCGTTGCGTTGTTTCGGCGGCATCCAGGCTGAGAAGAAGATCATCACGGCAACGTCGATGACGACGGGATCTCCGGCTGGCACGACGCCGACTGCGTTCAGGGTGGGACGGGCGTTAGCGGTCACGCCGACCTCTCCGAACCGCACCATCGAGTTGGAAATCGACGGCACCATTTACTACCTCCACGCCAAGACGACGAACAACTGAGAAAATTATGCCTGACGTTATTGTTTCGGAGGATATCGACACCTTTATGTGTGGTGGGGTGCTGGCATTGCCTGATGTGGGAATGCGTGTGGGAACGGCGGCGACGCCGGCGGAGATAACGGGAAGCGCGGGGGCGCTGATGATCGCGGCGAAGGGGACGAATAAAGACATCACGCTGCGCCCGAGTGGGACGGGGGCGGTGAAATTCCCGAGTGTGGATGGAGCAGTGACCGCGGCAATTCGCGTCGGCTTCACGCACGTAAGTGAAGAAGCCTGGCCTGCGTCTCTTGTCGTGGGCAATGGCGGCACCCTGATAACCAGGGGTGTAGCCGGCGGAGGCTCCGAACTCAACCCCATTGATCCCGTGGACGGGATGCTGACCACGCCTTACGAGTGGAACGGCACACAGAATGTGGTCATTGGCGTCGATGCTGGTCTGGCGCTGACCACCGGAAACAACAACGTGCTGATCGGGCCAAATGCTGGTGAAAGGATGAGCAACGGCACTCAGACTACGATTGTGGGAACGCTGTCCGGTCTGCAACTCACCAGCGAATACCACAATACTTTTGTCGGGTGCGGTGCGGGATGGCGGTTCACGGGCGGCAACTATAACTGCATGTTCGGGACCGACTGTGGCGTCTATGCATTGGGGGGCGAACACGTTGCCTTCTACGGCTGCGCCTCTGGCATGTGGAACGAGGGCAGCAACAACTCGTACTTCGGCGCCAACGCGGGGCAACAAGGCACCACTGCCGCCAACAACACCGCCATCGGGTTCGCGGCCCTCAACAACAACATCACAGGGGGCTTCAACACCGTTGTTGGCACCAATGCTCTGCAACACGGGGGAGCGACACAACCGCCTCCACCCGCCGTCCCAACGCCGTTGCCTCTGCATGAAAACTGTGCCTTCGGTCAGAGTGCCGCGGCCGGACTGATGAGCGGCAATTACAATGTCGTCATCGGGCGCACTGCAATGGTTTCCGAGTTGGCGTGCAGCGGCAGTACCGTGGTCGGCTACCAAGCTCTCTACGACATTAACAAGAACGACATCGCCTTGGGTTACAACACCGTCGTTGGTTACAAGTCAGGGGGCGGAATCGTCACGGGGCACAACAACACGATCATTGGGGCGAATGTCTACGGGCTGCCTGCGGATCTCACTAACCACATCATCATCGCGGACGGCGGGGGGAACGGGCGCATCGTGTGCAACCAGTATGGCCAAATTGGATTTGGGACACTTACGCCCGCTGCTTCTCTCCACATCATGGCACTCTCTGGTGCTTCAAACATTATCAGGGCGGAGACGACGGCGGACGTACAGTTTTACAACGCACTCAAGAAGCCGAACGCGGAGTGGATCTATGGCATCGGCTACGCTGGCGCGACGGCGAGGGATTTCTTCATTTTCGACAGTCAAAACGGGAAGATCGGGCTGCATCTGAGTGAGGGGTATGTGGACAACGGGCACAACCTGCTCCTGGGAGCGTTCGACAATCGCGCGGCACGGGTGCAGGCGACGGCTCAAACCATCCACCAGATCGCGGCCTACTACGATGCGAACAACTGGATGGGGCTGTATGTGGATGCGGCGGGAATCGCAACGTTCAACGGGTCCAGCGGGACTGGAACGACCTCCGCGATACAGTTTGGCCATCCCACGGCAGTGACCAACGCGACCGAGGCGACGGCGGCGGGGGTGGCGTCGCTGAAGACGTTCGGCGGGCTCTATGTGGAGAAGAAAATCATTGCGTCTGGCGATGTGGAGCTGGTGACGGGGGGGACGGGCTACATCCTGAAGTCGCCTAATTTAACACGGTATCGCATAACGGTGGCCAATGGCGGGGCGCTGTCTGCGGTCGCGGTTTGAAATCAAAATTACCTTTTATGTACACGCTCGAGATGCTGAAGGACGACGAAACGAACCTCATGGCCCAAAGGGACCAACTGCAGGGCGCCGTCGCCCAACTTGGCCAGGTCCAGGGGATGCTGATCTATAACCGGCAGCAGCAGGCGGTACTAGGTCAGAAGAAGCAGGAGGAGGACGGAGGACGGAGGACGGAGGACGGAGGACGGATGGCGGAGGTCGGAGGACGGATGGCGGAAGTCGGAAGCCGGAAGTGAAAAACCTGAAAATGAAACTGAATATGGGCGGGAAGTGGCTGTGGGCGCTGCTGTGGATGGTGGCGGGCCAGGCGTGGGGGCAACAGACGACGCTGGACACGTTTCTGGTGCAGACGGGGGAGGGGTTTGATCTGGTGGCGGACAAGTTTTATGTGTGGGACAAGGACGACACGAGCGCGGATCCGAACGGGCGAGCGAAGGGGATGCTGGGGACGGAGACGCTGATAGCCCTGAGGCTGACGACGAGTGAGGGGCTGCGGCTGAATCTGAGCGATGAGACGGGGGCGGGGGCGGCGGTGTTCGCGGTGCAGCCGACGTTCCTGACGGACATCCGGACGCCCCTGGTGATAGGGGGGACGGCGGCGACGAGCGATCTGGTGCTGAAGACGACGACGGGGGTGGGCGCCACGGGAGCGGACATGCATTTCCGCGTGGGGAATAACGGTGGGACGCAGGCGATGACGATCCTGAACAACGGGGATGTATTAATACCGGGGAACCTGACGATAAGCGGGACGCTGACGGCGGATGTGGTGGAGGAAGCGATAGGGCTGGGTGACATCACGCCGGTAAACCCTACGGTGCTGCTGGGGAGGTATTCTGTGGGGCCGGGGCCGGCGCAGGAAATCACGCTGACGAGTGGGGAATTCTCTGTGGCGGGCGGGGTGCTGACGCTGGTGACGCCATACCAGCCGCTGAGTCCTCAATTAACCGGGATGGCGAATCTTCCGCTGCTGCAAAATCAATTCTACATCCGCAGGGATCCGGGGCCGGGGCCTGTGACGCACACGATGAAGATAGGGCCGGACTTCACCCTGACGACCGGGACGATGGAGCTGGCGAATGACTATCAGGCGATAGACCCGGATCTGACGGACTTGGCGGACGGGAGCCTGACCGGGAGCAAGGTGGGGCCGGGGATAGATGCGACGAACATAACGGCGGGGAAGCTGCCGAATGCGCGGCTGGATGACGATCTGACCGCGATAGGCAACCTGACGCTGGAGCAAAACCAATTCTACGCGAGGACGGGGCCGGGGCCCGGGCATGCGGATGCAACGGTGACGATAAACCCGGGGGAATTCACGCTGACGGACAATGTGCTATCAATAGCGAGTGTGCCGGGGAACCTGGTGGGAGGCGGGATAAACGCGAACAACATCACAACGGGGACGCTGCCAAATGCGCGGCTGGACGCGGACCTGGTGGACCTGGCGGACGGGAGCCTGACCGGGAGCAAGGTGGGGACGGGGATAGATGCGACAAACATCACGACGGGGACGCTGCATCCGGCGCGGCTGAGCATGACGAAGGCGCAGCTGGATACCGCGGTGACGGACAGCAATCCCGCCTACGACAATGGGGACAACAATTTTACCGGAACGAACACGTTCAACATGTTGACGGTATTTCAGGACGCGGTGCAGGGGACGACGGTGACTCTGACCGATGGCATAGTGAACATAGCCACGATAACGCCGCCAGGCGCGGCGCCGGCTGGCTATATCCGGCTGTACGGGAAAACGGACGGGCTGCTGTACTCGAAAAATTCTGCCGGGGCGGAAACGGTGGTGAGCGGTGGGGGTAGTGGCGGGAGCGGCGGGCTAACTGACAATGACTATGGTGATGTGGTAGTGGGCGGGAGCGGGACGACGATGACGATAGACACCGGCGCGGTGACGCTGGCGAAGATGGCACCGGTGACGGGCTCGAAACTGATCGGGCGGCATACGGGAAGCACGGGGGCGCCGCAGGAGATAGGAGTGAGCGGGGACTTCACAGTGAGCGGGGGGACGCTCGCGCTGGTGAACATCTACCAGCCGGCGAACATGCACCTGGCGGACCTGGCGGATGGGACGCTGACCGGGAGCAAGGTGGGGACGGGGATCAATGCGACAAACATCACGACTGGCACGCTGCCGAATGCGCAACTGGACGCGGACCTGGCGGCGATAGGCAATCTGACACTCACGCAAAACCAATTTTACGTAAGAACGGGAGTAGGGAGCGGGCCGGCGGACAAGGCGATAACGATCTCGCCAGGGGAATTCAGTCTCTCGGCCACGCCTGACACGCTCACGATCGCGAGTGTGGTGGGGTCTAAGGTGGGAGTAGGGATAAACGCGAGCAACATCACGACGGGGACGCTGCCGAATGCGCAACTGGACGCGGACCTGCAGGACCTGGCGGACGGGAGCCTGGGCGGGAGCAAGGTGGGGACTGGGATTGATGCCACGAACATCACGGCGGGGACGCTGGCGTACTCGGTGATGCCGGACCAGGCGCCGAGCACGTTGCTGGGGAGAGCGCCGGGATCGACGGGTAAGCCGCAGGTGATCGCCATCGGGAGCGGTCTTTCAATGACGGGAGGGATCCTGGACGTGGCGACGCTGCGGAGCGCGCCGGCGGCCACCGCTGGGCCGGTGACGCTGGCAGGATACAAGGTGGCGACGCTGCCGGCGGGGACGGTGGGGATGACGGCGTATGTGACGGATGCGAAGGCGCCGACGTACCTGGGTGCGCTGACGGGCGGCGGGGCGGTGGCGTGTCCGGTTTTCCACAACGGGACGGCGTGGGTGAGCCACTGAGGGGGAATCAGAAGGAGGACAGAGGACAGAAGACAGAAAGACTGAAAAATGAGCGATCCGGTGGTTATCACAGTTTCGGGCGAGGCACCGGCGGGGCTGGTGACTGAGCAGGAGTACGCAGAGAGGGAAGCGGCGCGGCCGCCATCGGGCGGGGGGTCGAGTTTCGGCGTGAGTGTGACGACGGAGGCGGAGATGCGGGGCGCGCTCCCGATCGGGGGGATGATCTGCGTGAATGTGAAGGGGGTGCTCCCGCTGACCGTGCCTGAGGTGGTCAAGCTGACCGCGCCAGGCACGGTGCTCTGTGGTCTGGGCAAGCACACGACGGCTCTGGCAATCAAGGAGGAAAACCCGAACAACATCTCATTTTGGACTGCCGCGAAGAACCTCACGATCCGGGACATCACGCTGGATTCTGAGTTTCACACCTGGCACACGGTCTATGGGGACTGCGACAGCAACCCAAGCGGTCTGCTGCTCGAGAACATCAGGATTCAAAACTGCAATGATGGGTGGAAATATGTCGGGGCGATCTGGGCGGCGCCGTGCCTGAGCCTAACATTCCGCAACTCTGAGATCATCGATTTCAAGGGGCGGGGGATGTTCCTCGATTGCGACATCGCGGATCCAGTCATCGAGAATTTCTACCTGCGGGGCACCGGGGATGATCTCACTACCAACACGGGGATCTGGATTGGCCAGGGCATCCTGGGCGGGAGGATTTGCAACGGGAAGATCGAGCACTGTGCGCTGAACGGATTGGAAACCTTCTATCCCCAGTGCTATCCGACCAAAAGTCAGTTGAGCCGGGACAATCCTTTCGGGTGCGGGATGGTCATCTCAAACATCGAGATGGATGGGATAACCAATATCGCCTGTTCGCTGGCGGGGCTGAAGCGTGGCGTCGTCTCGAATATCCACATCCGCAATGCCGGCGCCGGTATGGAGTACATCGATGAAATCTGCGAGCAGGACGGGGTGCCGCTTTATTCGGATTACCTGGCCTCGAATGTGACGGTGGCCAATATCAAGGGGGTGGGCATTACGATCCACCGGCTGAAGAGGGGGAGGTTCACGAACCACGTTGTGACCGACTGCGGGAGTTTTGGGGTTCAGATTTACGACGGGGCGGAGGAAGTGGTCTTCTCGGATTCCACGATCCAGCGATGCGCGGACAGAATGGTTTTCTGCAACGGCGCTCCCAGCTCGGTGATAACCGGCAACACGTTCCTAAAGGCGCCTGGCGACCGGGCGGCCTTCGGGTTCTATGCGTATGGCGGCAAACATATCTTCGCAAACAACATCCTCCGGGGTGGTCTAAAATCGGGGGTGGGTGAGGCGTCTGTGCTGACAGCGCCCGGAGTGCCGGCGGTGGTTTCGGGAGGGGTGTTTACTGACTGCCACAATTATCGATTTTGAACCAACAAGAACGGACGAAACGGACTGAACGGACAAACTGGAACTAATGCCGAGGAACTTACAGCCGGTGGGGTGGGATACGCCAATCCGCAGGGATCTGGATGGGGGGTTCCTGGGGGTGGACAATAGGCGGGATCGATCGCTGCTGAGTCAGGGGGGGCCGGATGATGTGGCTGGGCTGGTGGCGGATGGGAT